ACCACCAGCTATCGTGCCGTTATTAGTAATGGTAACATTATTTCGCGTAAACAATGCAGTTCCACCTGCCGCACCAGCTCCAGCACTCCCGCCGTATGGAGCACCAGCACCAGCTGCGCCACCTGCACCATATATAGAACCGTTGTTTATTAAGAATATATTTGATGCTGCATTGAAACCATTGATCACTAGACCTGAGCTATTAGAATCATTAGAGTATACAGTGACACCACTGTTTATGATGACTCTTAATGTTATTGGTTGAGTAGGAGCACCTATGTAATTATATAAGTCTAAGTTTGCTACATCAGATGTGATGTATAATACCTTATGGAGTAGAGTCCATGTGCCAGTGTTGTTTACATAGACTTCAGAAGGCTGTATCCAAGTACCAGTATTATTAACCCATACTTCTTTTGATAATGCCCAAGACCCAGAATTATTTGCATAAATTGACATGCATTAAACCCTATACCAAATATCACCGTTACTTCCACCAGATGGTGCTGAAGATGAAACTGTTTTAGATCCTTGTGAATTTTTACCATTAGTCTGTACATATGTCTGAGTATAACTTTGAGTAGCTATGGTTCCAGACTCATTAGGTACAGTCAATGTCCTAGTAGTATTTGTAGTTATATTCGATAGTTGTAAGTTTAATATCTTTGTAGTATCTGCATCGTCGGTAACTACAAACTTATTATCTCTAAAAGTCTGTGTACCTGTCCATGTATTGACGCCGCTTGTTAAACCAGCACCAATATTTAATGATTCACCTAATGCAATAGTATTTCCATCAAGTGTGATCGATGAGTGAGCTAACTTATCATTAGCAATTGATCCAGCTAACATGTCATTAGTGATAGCTCCACCTGCTCCAGAAACTACTAGTGTTCCAGATAAGTTTGGCAATGAGATAGTTCTGTCTGCTGTAGGATCTATCGCTGTAAGAGTGGTCTCATATACATCTGCTGTTGAACCTTCAAACGTAATAGCTTGTGTTGCACCTATATATAGATTTGCATTTACTGTGTTTGCGGTGATTTCATTGGCAGAAAAGCTGCCGCTTGAGCGAGTGACTACGCTATTACCAGATTGGTCAGTGCTTGATGTATTTAGACCATCTAATAAGTCTGCATCAAGGCCTGATCCAGAACCGTCTACATTCTTAATCTTTGTTAATACGTCAGAGTCTTCATAGTCAGTTGATAATACACGAGCCTCGACAGCAGCATTCAAGTTACTGAAGTTTGTATCGATCTCTGCATTAGTGAGTGGAGCATTCTTAACTCCAGTCGCACCTGTTGCACCTAGTCTAAGTGTTAACGTTACCATTTGTCATCCCGTTTAAAAGCGTTTCTAATCTATTTATCCTGTCTACCAAAGCATCTATCTTATCTTCTTTTTCAGATATCTTATTTTTGATAGCCCTATGTTTTTGAAGCTTAGACATATCTGTCTCTAAGATAGCTCCAGTATTACTATCTCTTACTAGCGTTTCTTTTTCTACAGGTATCTTCATATTAAGTATCCAACGCAATGATTCGTAAGTCTCTCAACCTAGGTGTGTTTGCAGTATTAGATGATAGCATGACTATTTTGATCTGGAATGCATTAAACCGTGTAGAGATAGGTGCATCTTGTGGGACACCATATATATCAAATGCACCGGGAGGGAAGTACTTATGTTCTTTAAAGTCATAATTAGATGTTGAATTAGCTACAGTAGATTCAATGTTCATCAATACCCAATTTTCTTCAGATATTGGAGTAGTCTTCTCTTGAGCTAAGACTTTATAGTATACTTTAACGTCTGTACCGGTAGGCTTATTGATGTCCACAGTTACGTTTAAGTTAGATGCCTCAAATCCAGCTGAAAGATTGATTGGTTTAGTAATGTATCGTGCTAAAGCTGTACCTCCAGCATTAACACCAACTTCTCCAGAAGCATCATTATTAATAGTGTTACGAGCTGTAACTATTGATAGACTTGCAGCATCGATAACTGGAGATACAGAAGTATTGTCAGTAGTTAATGTTGCTTGCAATCTTAATGATGGAGTACCACCAATACCTACTGAGGATGCAAGACGTTTTAGATATCCATAGTTAATATCTTGCATCACATTAAATGATGTCCAATTAGTATCAAAAGTGGTATCTTGATTGTATGCTTTTGCTGCCCAAGTTATATTTGTACCTGTAGGCAATACTGAGGACACATTTGTAAACAATGTATGATAGTCATATATTGTTGCTGGATCTTGAACAGTGAATTCAGCAGTACCTGAACCTACAAAGTCTGCACGTTTGATCTTAAACTTAAGATCTTTATTTTGATCTGGTTCCCATGTAGAAGCATTCTGTGAGATGAATAATGATCCTATGTATGGTTGTTTATCAACCTTAGCAGAGGTACCATACATCGTTCCTCCCATTTGAGAGATATACACTTGATATTCATTTGACTGAGAAACTAGTACAATAGCATATTCACCTGGTGTTAAGTGAATTGGATTTGCAAACTTAAATGTAGTTGCTGGTTGAACGTCATCGTTTGTAGACGCTGTTCCACCGCCTTGAATGCTTACTTGTTCGGGATTAAGGATACATTCAGAGAATGGAATAGTTCTTACAGATTCTGGATAACCATTAACTGTCCTACGAATTTCCATAGTAACAGGAACTGTAGAAGATTTGGTTTTAAAGAATACATCGACTGATGATAGATGGAATCCTTGTGGATTTGCTCGAGCATCAACCAAGAACGTTTGCGCTAATGGATCATAATAGTAACTAACTTGAGTTACTGTCTTTTGATTTTGTAGAGTTCTTGTAGTAAGGATAGTTTCTTGTTTAGTTTGTAGTGTACCTATAGCAGTATACTTAGTCTCACCGATAGACTCTTGAGCTTCAGTATCATTAGTTGAGTTATCGATTAATCGAATAGTTCTTTCACCAGTTTTAAATGTATTAGCTGGGATTTGGAACTCAAATGCAATGTTACCATATTCATCAGGAACTAAGTCATCACCTAATGTGTATGTTGTAACTGCTGTGACTACACCAGAACCTCCACCAGTTAATCCAACTACATACTTACCAACAGCGATAGTACCTGCATCACCGTAAATACTTAGTAATCGTTTAGTTGCATCTGCAGTAGTAGGTTGAGAATATATAGCAGTCTTTGCTGTACCAGTCTCTGTACCTGATGCTGAACCAGTCCTAAATGATAATGATTCATGAACACCTTGTTTATCATCAAATAAAGTACCAGTATGATTTTGAACCTCAATCACAGTTAATGGTTTGATGTATGATGATATACTTGTATTCTCAATGAATGGATATAATCTAGCTTTAGGTTTAAAGAGTTTTGATACACCTAAGACGGTGTTTGCTCTAATAAATGGTACATATTGGATGTCAACTACGTTTGTTCCTAATGAAGATTTATTCTCACCAACAACATTAGTTGCTATTGACGCTCCAGTTATATGTGTGCCGATATATCTACTCCAACCTCCGTTAGTACTAACTGATGTATTTTCATACTTATCAGCAGCGTCTGCTAATTGGATATCAACAACTTTATTAACTGCAGGTAGATATTGAGTATCTACCCATTGATCAAATGCTGGTTCAAGTACGATAGAACCTACGAAACGAAGTACGTTGAATGGATTAATGTTAGCATATGTTGATGATATTGGTTGATCTATAGCTGTAACTTCGTTATAGTCAAGAGTTAATAGATCACCATTCTTTGCTGTATCTATTAATGTTGATGTATCAAATTGGCTAAATTGAACAGTAAATGGAGCTCTAAGTTCTTGATTAATAGGATCTATAGCTGCAGCAAAATCCGTATTTGCAGCTTGTGCAATTGAATTCTCATTATAGTTTGATGCACCACCACCCCAATTATTATTACCATTGAACCATGCATTCCACCAACCCCAGCGTCTTTGTGACCAGTTTGTTGCTGAAGCAGCAAAGATATCAGCTGAGCTGAATGTATCTACAACAAATCCATTCTTAAACTTCTCAAAGTTAGATGCATCAGGGATAGATGTATCCTTAGCTTGTTTTTCTAATAGAGATAGCTGTGTATAGTATTCAAGGTTGCCGATACGTTTTTCTAATTTACCGATATCACGCATAGTATATCGTTTGTTTTCAATATACTTAATTTGAATATCTCTAACATTTGCTGTATATGGAGGGATGATCACATTGTATATAGCCATACCATTAGATTCATCTGTGGGGATAGTTGGATATACTGCTGGAATTCCTCTTTTAACTATTAATTGTTTGTCAGAAGTCGCGATAAGCTTATCAATACGGCCTAAATAGTATTGATAGTCTGCATTTAATGTAGAGGTTGGAGATGGTACTTGACCATTCTCTAGCTTAAAGTCTCCTGCACCGTCAGCGCGTCTTGGTCTGAAGTCGATACAGTCTCTTAATTCGTATGTAACTCCTGATGAAGGATCAACGAATTGAGGGATCGTCTCATAATTACTATAAGAATCGACTGACAAGTAACCAGGATATGGTGTATTTGAATGAGTAAAGTTTCTATAGACTACTATCAAGTAATCACCTGCACCTGGAGCTGTACCGTTAAGGACTATGCTGCCATGATCATAGAATTCTGGGCGTTGACCATTATCAACGATATAACGTGATGTAACGTCAGTATGAGGCACAGATGACCACGGTATTACTCCAGTAGCTGGATCTATATTAGATCCTACTGCTGTTGGATTTGTTGTAGAAGTATTATAGATTGCTGCTACTTCATAGATGTCTGATGCTAGTAATGAGTCTTTTCCACCGATTACAGTATTTGCTCCTGGAGATATGACTTTTACTGTGTAGTCTGAAAGGTTTTTCTTCTTTTCAGGTTGTTGGTTGCCAAGGATAGTAGCTATGATAGTCACTGTACCAGCAAAAGCTGCATCAGCTAAATTCAATGTAGCTTCTTGACGAGTATTTGCAACAGGTACAGACAGAGTGATAGATCTTCCTGGTGCTATAGAACTATCAAATACTACGATTTGTCCTGCTGTATATCCAGTTGAACCAGCGTTTGTTACTGTCGTAACTACGGCATGATAATAAGTATTCTTTATGTCATTGGACAATGCACCAGAACCTCCAAAGAATCTTTCAAGACCGTCGGTCGTATGAATACCTGCAACACCTGCATCAAATGTTGCTGTAAATGTTCGTTGGAATGTGTAGTCCGACTGAACTACTGAATACTTATCACGAATAGTCTTGATGTATTGATTTGGTAATGGGAATACTAATCCTGGAACGTCTGATCCAGTCAAGAATGCATCGCCTCCTGAATTACCATTGGCCTTACTTAATACGTGAACGTTTGCACCTGACAATACTGTAGCGCCAGATCTAATCACTATAGACTCAGCAGCGCTAAAGAACTTACCAGAATCCATGACTATATTAAATAGATAAATTTTATATACGGCAGAACCAGATGGAGTACCTGAAACGTGTTCTATAAATCTAACTCTAGCTGAACCAATCTTTGTAGTTCCGTCTGTTACAGATCCTCTTACTACGTCATGAATCTCTACAGCTGAATATGGAATTATGCCAGAGTTTGCTGGATCACCGTTTGTGATGAATGACCCGTACACGTTAGTCATAAACAAGTAATTACCATAGTCTAATGAAGTGTCAAGATTATCTACTTGCTCAGAGTCTCTAGCTCTATCTAGTGTAAGGAATGTTTGATTAATAGTTTGGAATTCATAACCTTTAACGTATGCTTTACCTGGATCAAGAGCTGCTGTAAACTTAACAGGATTACCATTTACATCATCAAGGATTTGAATAGGCCAATTTTTAACAGTGTAATCACCAGACTCATCAAAAGTCCTACGTGCTAATTCTTTACCTATCTCTGAATAGATAGTCTTATCTTGATTTACGACCAATGCTCCGTTTACCACGCGAGCAATCTCTAAGAAGTTATCAATAGCTTCAATAGCTTCTCCTGAACCTGTACCAACGTTTGTAGCTTTAAATAATGCACCTACTGTATTAGCTGTTGCACCAATAGTAGTGAAGTCTGTGGTTCCAACTGTAACTATATTATATGTAGTACCGATCTTGAATGATCCAGCTGATACTACATCATATGTCTTAGATTGTAATGATAAGTATGCTTTATATCGATCTGCTCCAGGAGCAGCATAGTTTGGAGACTCTTGAGCGCGATCTAATAAAGATTCATCTTCGTCTGTAGTGTAGATCTCTTCGTTTAACTTTAATCCAATTTGATGTGATGTTGTATTATCATACTTAGATACGATAAGACTTTGTGCTGGAAGATAGATGAACTTACCATCAACAAAGAATACGCCTGAGTTAATAGAGAACAACATAGACTTATTAAACGGCGTATTTGCTGATGCTTGGATAGTCGCCGTACTTTCAGTGCCAGGAGATGTGGTGATGTTTTCACCAGCAGTAAATTCTGTACCAGAAATAATCTTGACTATTAGAGTCTTTGGATTACCACTAACATCGATCTCATCAACAGCTTTAACGACAGCCTTAGTACCTGATGTTACTCCAGTAATAGTTTTATCAACAAAGTTATCTAAGTTGACAGTTTGACCACTATAAGATGAATTTAATTTGATTGAAAGTAAGTCACCCTCAAATAGTCTGGCTCCGCCTAATACTATCGTTCCATTTACAAATACGTGTTTACCAAACTTGTTGATTTGGTCCTGTATTTGAGTCTGAAATTGGGTCAGCTCGCGAGCTTGAACCGCATATCCAGGTTTAAATAAGATCCTATGATAGTTTTTAGCTTCGTCGAAGTCATCATAGTAGGGACTGATATTAAAGTTAATTGCCATGTTTGCTTACTCTTTCAATTGATTTTATATATTTATATCGTTAAAATAGTTTTTGCCGTAATGATTTGTTCGGCTGTAGGAGAATATGGCTCCCTCACAGAGAACATCAATAAGTCACCCGAGAACTGGTCTATCGTCCTCTCAGATACGCTAGTCACTACAATCTTTTGTGGAGGTACCGTAGCTGCATGATGACCTTCATCTGTAGGATCTGTAGTTAACGTGTCTCCTATATTTACTGAGAAGTTATTAAATACTGACAATAAGATCTGTGTATCATTGAAGTCAACTATACGATACTTCTTATAAC